AACGCGAAGTACAATCTTCGGTCGTGGACGGTGCGCTTGCAGGAGGTTTTCGAGGAATCGGAATACCTCTTTCCAAGCGTATCTCATTTTCTTGAGAGTCCGCCTACAGAGTTGATCGAACCCGGCGCTGAGATGCCCGTTAGGGTCATCACAGTACCTAAGACGCTGAAAACCCCACGAATCATCGCAATTGAGCCTGCTGTAATGCAATACATGCAGCAAGCAATCTTGCGGGAACTCGTGCCGTTACTGGAGAGAAGTGACTACCTCTGCAGCAACTTTATCGGCTTCACAGACCAAACTCCTAACCAGGAGATGGCTCGTGAAGGCTCTCTAACCGGAGAGTTGGCGACGCTCGATCTGAGCGAAGCTTCCGATAGGGTTTCCAATCAGCTCGTACGATGCCTCTTCTCACCATTCACCTGGTTTTCCAGGGGTTTGGATGCGACGAGGAGTAGGAAGGCTGATGTGCCTGGCCATGGCGTAATTCGCCTAGCCAAGTTCGCATCAATGGGTTCAGCACTTTGCTTTCCTATAGAAGCAATGGTCTTCGTGACCCTTGTCTTCTACGGGATTGAGAAAGTGCTAAGACGCCCACTTACCAACAAAGACCTTCTGGACTTTGTCGGAAAGGTGCGAGTCTACGGGGATGATATCATTGTCCCTGTAGACTATGTGTCTTCTGTCGTCTCTACTCTACAAGATTTCGGTCTTGTAGTTAATGAGAACAAGTCTTTCTGGACTGGTAAGTTCAGAGAGTCTTGCGGAAAGGAGTACTATGACGGTCATGACGTTTCTATCGTCAAGGTCCGACATCTTCTCCCTTCCCGACGGAATGACGTTCCTGAGATTATCTCTACTGTCTCTCTGCGCAACCAGCTTAACGCTGCTTGCGCTTGGGAGACCGTCGAGTACTTGGATCGACATTTGGAGAGGTTTATACCTCTTCCTCATGTTCTTCCTAGTTCTCAGGGGCTTGGTAGACATGATCTATCTGGATCCTACGATACAGATAGAACATGTCCGAACCTACAGAAGCCTCTTGTCAAGGCCGCTGTAGTAGTAGCCAGACCCTTCCGCGAGTTCTGACCGGCTCTACGCTGGGTCGGTTCGTTGCGGCTGATGCCGCTCACGAACTGACTGTCGACCCCCGTTC